TGGCCCCAGATGTGTGTTCCTTGGAGGGTTGGAGTTCCCAATTTGTGAGAGGGAACTCTCTACCCCAACCAAACCCACCCATCGAATTGATTTGTGAAGGGTACGCCTACATGGCCTACCAGTCCACGTCACCCCTACGCGCAAACTCGTTGTCTGCGCTCCACCATCGCTTCTCCATCTCCTCCTTGGGAGAGAGATCAGCCGTGGTGTACCATTGGTGCTTTATTTTTAGCACCGGCCGTTCTGCAACGCCTGATCTCCACTTTGTGGAGGGTTCAGGTTGTTCAGTGAAGAACTGAAGCAGAGCAGTCTCATCCTCGATCGGCGTTTTCTCTTGCTTAGACGAAAGGCTAAGCGCCAGAAACTCGGTCCTCTGTAAGTCTGCGTTCCACCTTGACTTATAGTCTAGTGGCACTCGCGGGCTCACAAAGGATCTAAGACCGAAGATCCCTGAGTCCATCGATGTTACTGGCCAGTTGCTAAACTTGGCCGGTATGGTCGACCGAATGTGTTCGGAAGTCTTAACCAAGAACTTCTTGTAAAAGTTGTTGGAGACTTCAAGCGCACTCGCAACGGACTTAGGAGTTTCCTCCACGGGGCCTTGCCAGTAAGCGGGGGTGATTTGCACACCCGCGTAGGCGTCGACACCACAAGATTCCCTAAACCTTCCGGTTAGGTAACTCTTGGAGTAGTTGACCTTGAAGTCAAGGACTTCAAGAAGCCTTAGGAGGTAAACCACAGACTCCTTTGGGGCAATGATATCGTCCCCAAAGACGGACACACGCCCGATCAAACTTTTGATCCTCGGGAGGGTCACCCTAAGGTGAGGATCCTCCGCTACAAGAGCCGACGCAATTGCGATCGACAGAAAGATCAGCGATTCGACCGGGAATGTAGTGGCGTTGCCCATCGTTGAGTATTTCCTCAACGGCATGCAGAGTTCTCTATTCCAGAGACTCAGCTGCACACGACGGGTGCGGGAACTGCGCAATGCGTGCAACAAGCTTCGGTTTTGCCGAAACGTATTGCCGACGCAGTTACAGGACACACGATCGCTAGCTGCCGACAAGTCGACAGTAACCAGCGACCCATCCAAAGAACCTCGCAAGCACAGCGTCTGGTTAAGGGTCTGATCCTGAAAACGGATGAAAGACCCAATCCAGGTTTGCTGAACTCTTGCGTACATGAAGTGTTTAACATTCTGTTGACACCACATGTGCTCACTGGGCTCAGAGGCAATTAGCCTAGGCTTTTTGAGCGTCTTTGGTACTGCGATGAGCTTAGACATCGGCTCCTCAGCCGTCATCTCCGCCAGTCGCGGCGTTCCTGCTGCCCAGCTGTTGAAATTGTGGAATGCACAATCTGCAACTGGGAACTCGCTTTCCAACCTCTTACTCCAATTGCTGAACCTATAACGGTTCGCGCCAGAAGGGAGATCAGAAACAGCACCAGGTCCATGCTTGAAGCGCCACTCGTCGAACCTATACGGTCCTAAAGTGGTGCTAACGATCCCGACTACCGTGTCGAGAACCGTCAAGAGCGTTTGGTCAACGCACGCCGGGTTTGATCCCGTCGTGGACGACGTTTCCGTCGTCTTCGAGGAATACCACGGATCCAGGGCGAACCCCTTGAACTCCGTAGTACTAGAATCCTCTCCCACAGTATCCGAATCCCACCAAGGGCTCGGATGTGGCAGTTGACCATCAGTCTCAATGAACTCGGCGACTTCTCGCTCTGTAGCATCTTGACTGCATTGGTAGCGTGCCTTCTTAGCGCCATATAGTAATTGGCGCAGTAAAGAATAAGCCTGCTCATCAATGTGCTCCTTCAAACGTCCATTCTTGTGAAAGATCAGTAGGTAGAGTCCCCGGAAAAGTTTCGGGATCACTACCGTCCTGGATACTCGGCGTGAGCCGGGCAAACCAGTGACTTTGTACTGTCCCTCGGAGACGCACCTGTCCAGGTGTTTTCCGAGCTGGGGGAGATCGACCATCAGAAATGGTAAACCTCTCTCAGACACAAGACGGTTGAGTCTTGAACTATCTTTCGACAGTTCTAAACTCATGCTGGGGTAGGCGTACTGGACATCCGCGAGGATCGAAAAGTACACCTCAAGACATTCTCGAACGTAGCTCTTAGTCATGGGAGATTTGTAACCTCCGGGTGACTCTACGCGACGTTCGGCTGCACCACGATCAACCACCAATCCCACCATCCAGGTTACGGCCTGGAGGGTACTGCCATCGGCTTGTCGCCGGTAGGCCCCCCTCCAGGACTCGTAATTCCCTGGGTGGTACACGGGATGGCTGGCCGAGAGTATTAAGACTCCCAAGCCAGAAGAGAGGTCACATTCGCGTTCGCGGTGGCGATGAGCCAATCCGCGAGAGCGTCGACGTCCTTGACGTCCGAGTCGGAGGGTTTCCCCTCAACGACAATGTAAACCTTACGCGTGTACTCGGGCACTTCGCCCGCCGCGTAAACCGTGCGGAGGATTTCGACGTTGTGTCGATCCTTCTCGGCCGAATTGGCCGTCGCCTTCACCTTGGTATGGCGAATGCGAACACGCATCTCATACAGCGAACTCTTTGCGAGATACTCGCTCGAGTAGCCGTCCTGGTTGATCTTCACCGCAGTGATGTTGCCATCGGCGTGCGGGAGGACAAAGGTGTTTCCAAACATCTGAGACCTTTCTAGACGCTATGTTAACGTCTACCTTGGAAGCATAAGCTACCAAGGATCGACCATTGGCCCGGCGTAAGCCGGGGCATTGAGGGAAGGAACGGAGGTAGTTGCGCCAATAGAGGGGAGATTCCCCTCCTTTGTTTGGCTTCCCATTCCTGGTAGTACTCACCTGAGCAGGTGATGTTCCCAGGCGGGGCCTGGACGAGGTCATAGAGCACGGAAGCTCTAGACATTCTCATCCAGCAGCAACTAACCAGTTTCATTGGCAAGGTCCTGTCGTTGGCATTAATCCAACTACCCAGGTTCCAAAACCAATCAATGAACCAGCTCCAAGGAACTAGTTCCCACAGCGCACGAAACATCCCAAAGGATGTGATGCCGTAGGCGTGTCGAAACGCCCACCAAAGCATCTCGTCAGCTCCCCCTTTGGGGAGTTCACCGACACGAGCAGGGTCGAGGGACCACCTAGTGGTCATCCACTCTCGCTTGTAGTATCGGATCTTACGATTGTGCTTGATGATACACCCATCAGAATGGGTCGTCTTCACTCCGTCAACGACGACGGATGCTGTGGCTGGTAGAGACATCCTCCTCTTGATCGATTTCCCTGCTAGCAATGCGTTGAGCATGCCTAGCCGTTGGTTTACGGCGTCGACAAACCCAAGCATGTCAAGCAAGTCTGCCACCATCGGCTTCCAGCCAAATCTCCAAGCCAAGTTCGCATCGCCAAACCCTCCTAGAAAGTTGGGAATGGCTAACCCCGTTTGGGGGTCGCGAGTCTTGGGTGACATCAGGCCCATAAGGCCCCTGCCACGGAAATGGAGTAAGTCTGGAATCGACGCGAGCAGATCGGGGAGCTCCCGGGCCTCACCAAGAAACGCTGGTATAGAAACCACCGGCGTGCTTGGATTAGTAGCGCCCGCGGCCTGCGAGGCTAAGGCGGCCAAATCTGGGTCGCCGAAGTAACTCGTAGGACTAACGCACTCAGGTCGGTACGTGATGGGGTAGTTATCATAAACTACCTTACTCGTTGTGCCGTCTGAGCCGTTCAGCTTCGGATATGACGTCTGTTTTCGGTGAATCTCCAGACCATTGTCTGAAGTCCACTGTCCAACAGTGTCGTCACATGATCTCCGAACGCCTGTCCACATACCGTCAGTCTTGTCTACGATCAGTTGCCCATTCCAGTACCTTTTATAGGAACCGGAAGAATAGGACCTCAGATCTTGACTTCGACTACGGTTCGACATGGATACTCTCCGAACGATCAATGCTCCACATTGGGGGTAGATAATTTTGCCCTGTCGAAACAATCAACAAGACTCTAGGGGCCCCACACGGG